TGGACTCCGGTGGTTAAGGTTGACAACACAGGGCGATTCACGGCTTGCGCGCCGGTGCTCCAGGAGATAGCTTGATGGCGAATGAATTTGAAGATACCAACATCACCGGCGACCTTGCGGTCTCAGGCACCATCACCGGCGACGGCAGCGGCTTGACTGGGCTCCCGGGCGGTGGTGACATGACACTGGCGGGCGTGCAGACCGTGACGGGCGCAAAGTCGTTCGATGACGGTAAGCTGATTGTTAAAGGCTCGACCAGCGGCACCACGACCATCAAAGCCGACGCGACGGCGGGCACCACAGTTGCCACGCTGCCAGCGGCTACCGGCACCATCGCATACAGCACTGTGCCCTATGGTGGCACCGGTGCAGCCACGTTCACCGATGGCGGCGTTATCATCGGTAACGGTACGGGCGCGCTGCAAGCAACGTCCACAGGTACTGCGGGGCATGTGCTCACCAGCAACGGCGCAGGCGTTGACCCGACGTTTCAGGCTGCGACTGGCGGCGGCATCACAGCGCTGACCGGAGACGTGACAGCCAGCGGCACCGGCAGCGTGGCAGCGACTATCGCGGCGGGGGCTGTGGACATCGCCATGCTGAGCGCGACGGGCACACCCAGCAGCAGCACGTACCTGCGCGGCGACAACTCATGGGCGACGGTATCAGGCAGCGGCGACGTGGTGGGCCCGGCATCCGCGACAGATAACGCAATCGCCCGATTCGACGCGACCACGGGCAAGCTGATACAGAATTCCGTGGTGACTATCGCGGACACCACTGGCAACATGGCCGGTGTCGGCACGCTGAACACCCATACCATACCCGGTGGCACGGGGACGCTGGCGCTGACCTCGAACATCACCGGCACCAACTCAGGTACGAACACGGGCGACCAGACGATAACGCTCACGGGCGATGTTACTGGCAGCGGGACTGGCAGCTTCGCGGCGACGGTGGACAAGACGGCTATCAGCGGCAAGACGCTTGTGACGTTGGCAGCGGGTGACAGCCTCCTGATTGGCGATGCGAGCGACACGGGCAACCTGAAGAAAATAGTGGCGTCCGACCTCGTGCTGGCTGTGACATCCACAGACAACGCCGTGGCGCGGTTCGACAGCACGGCAGGGCAGGTGCAGAACTCCGTTGTCACCATAGCCGATACATCGGGCAACGTCGCGGGTGTCGGCACCCTGAATGCGCACACGATACCGGGCGGCACTGATACGTTCGCCATGCTCGCGGCCACGCAGACCCTCACCAACAAGCGGCTAACGCCACGCGTCGGAACCACGACCAGCAGCGCAACCCCGACGATCAATACCGACAACTACGACCTGTACATCATCACGGCACAGACGGTTGATATTACCTCGCTCACCACGAACCTGAGCGGCACGCCCACTACTGGACAAACACTGGACATCTGGATCACCGGCACCGCGGCACGGGCAATTACTCCCGGCGCATCATTCGGAAGCGGCGCGGCGACATTCCCGTCAACAACAGTAACAACGAAAACACTGTATATCCGTAACGTTTGGGACGGATCAATCTGGCGCTGCATGGCAACCGGCAGCAACCCGTAAGGAAGACACGATGACACTGCAAGAACTCATTGACCAACTGGCAGCAGCGACGGACGGGGCTGTGGAAGACTCCACCTGGCCGCGTGCTGTGGATAAAAACTTCCCCGAGATTACCTCGGCACGGCTGATGTACAAGAAGCGCACCGACCTCACGATCACCTTCTCACAGATTCAGGTGTACATTGAGAACATCGGCACGCCGGAGGAAGCGGCGTACTACCCGCACGGCGCCGTGCCTCGCCCAGTGCTGGAGTCGCTTGACGTGCCGGTGCCGTTCCTGTTCACGGGCGCGGAAATCAAGGCGGCAGTTAACAAGGGCGGATTCAAGATCGTAAACAAAAGAAATGAGGACGACCACATGGTGGTCGATGGGTACATCGATGACGCAGTGGACTCCACGCTGGTTAAGCTCACCTCGTGGTATGTCTTCAAGCAGGGACAGAACATTCTCGCAAAGCGAATCGGATAACGATGGCATGGTACAACGCTAGCTGGACTTACCGCCAGAAGATAACAGTGGACGCCACCTACGTGGATGAAGTCTTCAGCTTGCTGCCCATCTATACCAGCAGGCTGAACATCGACTTCTTCGACCGCGCACTTGCTGGCGCGGCTGATGTGCGCATCACGCAGGCGGATGGCGTCACAGAGGTGGCACGCTACGCTGTCGCTCACGACGCCACGGCGCACACCGGCCTGATACTTGCCAACGTACTTGCGGACGTGTCGATCTCCACTAATACCGACTACTATGTGTACTATGGCAACCCGACGGCGAGCGACTACTCGGCAAGCGCCACCTATGGGCGAGATGCCGTGTTTGCCGAGTACGAAGGCGCATACATGCCGGGAATGACGCTGACCGACTTGACCGGCGCAGGGCGTAACTTGACGGCGGTAGCAACCCCAACGACGGCGGCGTCCAGCTATGAGGGCATCACGGCGGCGGTGTACAACGGCACGACGCAGGGGCACTACCATACCGGCGTTGCAGTAACAAACTGGCCGATGACAATCGAGGCGCTGGCGTACATCGCGAACACCACCAGCAATCGCCCTGCCGTCGCCTTGGTTAGCACTGCGTCGAATAGTCCACAGGCTTACGTTGGGTTTGCGCAAACGGCAGACAAGATCAGCATGACCGTGCATGGTGACAGCGGTAGCACGTCAACGGCTGAGACATCGACGACGTATGTGGCTAATACCTACTACCACATGATGGGTACTCGCGACGCGAACACAGGCACGTCAACGGCCTACAAAAACGGTGGTAGTTCTGGCACGGAAACCACAACAATAACCACGCCAACATTCAACACCACCAGCATCGGCTACCTGAAGCTGGCAACGCCATCAACATTCCTCGCTGGCCGCGTTGCTGTCGCTTTGCTTTCAAACTCCGTGCGCAGCGCTGACTACGCCAACACGATGTACAACGCATGGTCATCGTCCTCGTTCTTCACTGCTGGCGAAATCGAGACACAGACGGGCGGGACAACTGGCTGGGTGCTGTTTCAGACGGCAGCACAGACGACAACGGCAGATGTGAATTGGACAAATACATCCAACGCATTAGTAGACAACGCGAGTGCCGCCACCGTTGCAATTGATGAATCGTCAGCAATGTTGTCCGAAACACTAAATCTCACTAATCCGAATTACGGTATTTCGATTCCTTCAGGCGAGACAACTTACGCGGTTAAATTCAGGATCAAACGCGCTGGAACTGGCGCAAGTGGCAGACGTGCCGTAGATTCTATCGTTAAATTTATAGACGATACGGGATCGCTAGTTGGTAGCAATCTTGCAAGCGCGTCGATATGGCCGTCTACCGCTGGCACAGCAGATTATACGGTGAGTGGATACACGCCGGACGGGACTGAGTTTACAAGTGCGGCGGGCCTTGCGCTGCAAGCGTCTGGCGTAAACCAAACAGGGACACAAACGGCGTCTGTTTATGTTGCATGGATGCGTGTGGACTGGGATACGCCAGCGGGCGGCGCTAACGTCGGCTCGTTTTTCTGGGGACGATAATAGATGGCTGAACACAGTGAGATACCCTCGGCATGGGCAGGGCTGGCAGCAGCCGGGACGTTTATCGGCGGACTTATTGCGGCTTTGTTCGGCCCGTGGAAAATGCCCGGCGCACAGCCGGAGAAAGGCAACGACATGGCGACACGCGTGGCGCGGCTGGAGGCGCGGGCAGACGAATGCGACCAGCGCGAAATAGAGCGGCACGTCTGGCGTGATCAGGTATTCGACAGGCTGCTTGACCTCGACAAGAAGACCAGCGCGATACTGGCTATCCTCGACGAACGGAGGCGGGACCGATGAACCCCGACGACCTCATTCGACTCTGCCGAGATTGTGCTGGCGCTGTGTACGGAACCCGACCACCAACGGGACGCTATGCGGAATCCGTGGCGCGGCTGCTGGCCGGGACAGCGGCGGCTGAATCGCTGCTGCGGTATCGTCGCCAGATCGGATTCTCAGACACCAACATCAGGGGCGCTTGGGGCCTGTGGCAGACAGAGCAACATGCCGTGGCTGACTCGGTGCGGTACCTGCGCAGGCGCGTGGATGTGAACGTGTCGGCTATTCGATTCGCGCCCAACGCGGCGGCGGCCACGTTGCTGGAGCCACTCCCACTGATGCAACTCATTAAAGCCGACGACCGGGTGGCTTGCCTGTTCGCTCGACTGCATTACCTGCGGGTGGCGGAGTCAGTGCCGGATGACCTGCGCGGGCAGGCGGGATACTGGAAGCGGTACTACAACACGCGGCTGGGCAAGGGCACCATCGAGGGGTACATGGATAAATTTCGGATGGTGGAGCCCGCGCTGTGAGCGAGCGCCCGAACTGGATCGAGATCGCAATCATCGCGGGCACCATTGTGGCGGCCGCAATACTCATATTAGGAGCCTGACATGGCAAAGGTTGATAAGATGCGCACACTCCGCAAGGCCCTCCTTCGCGGCGCACAGTACGCGGCGGTAGCGGCGGCGGCAATTCAGACGGTGCCGGTGCCCGACACGGTGGGCATTGACCAGAAGGCCACGGTGGTGTTTATCATCGGGCTGATTGGCGCAATTGGGAAGGGCGTCCACAACTACAAGAAAACGTCCGGCCGTGCTCCGTTCCTGGGCTCGCGATCCGGACTTGCCCTCCTGCTGGCCGGGCTGTCTGTGGCCACGCCGGGGGGCTGTGTGGCCACCCATGGCGCGGATGGTGGCTGGACGGTGCGGGTGGACCAGCCCGCGCTTGATGCTGCCTGGGACCGGTACGAGGCGATGGAGCGGCGCCAGACAGACTTGGAGCGCGAGCGGGAGACGGCGACCGGCCCGAGGCTGGAGGCTATCCGCAAAGAGCTTGAGGTGATCGGGCCACAGGTTCGGGAGTTGGCGGATGTGCTGGGTGTGGATCTGGCGGGCAATGCCAAGAAAATGCCAAGGTAGAAACAAAACCCTTTATTTATGGGGGTCGGGTCTGGCTTGTGGATCCAGAGGTCGCGGGTTCGATCCCCTCTCCAGGTACCATTGAAATATGCCCCTTTCAGCTTAAACAAAGGCTGGAAGGGGCTTATTCTGTTTCTGGCGGTTGCCTTCTTTTGCCGTGCTTTGCCGATTGTTACCGCTCAGTCTGCCGAGATTTTGCCGAGGCGATGCCAGGATTCTGCCGAGGAATCCAGTGTGCTGGGGGTGAGGGCGAAATAGGCGAGGCCGTCCTCGTGGGATGCGAGATCGATGTAGTGGCGGTGCAAAGTATTTTGGGATTCGTGCCGGGTATAGTGGGCGGTTTTTGCGGGGTCCTGATGGGCGGCGAGGTGGTAGGTGGCGAAGCTGTGGCGGGCGGCGTTGTTGGGCCAGGGGTCGATTTGGGCGGCCTTGCGCAGGGCCTCAAATCGCTTGCGGTGATTGGTCTGGAGCAGGGGCCCGGTGGGTGGGTAGGCTTCGAGCCACGCGATCAGGTTGGGAAGCAGGTCGAGGATGCGGCGGTTGCGCAGCTTGGTGATGCTGGGGTCCAGGTGCAGCTTGCCGCCTCGGAAATGCTCTGCGTTTACGCGGCCGAGTTCGGCAACGCGCAGCCCGGCGAAGAGTCCGGCACAGAGCCAGGGGAGCAGGGCGGCAGCAGCCTTCGCGCTCCATCCATTTTTGCGCGCAGTCTTCCATGTTTTTTTGCGAAGTTCTGTATCCATGGCTCTAAGGGTGCCTCGTAAGCAAAACGTAAGTCAATAGGTGATCTGTACTTACGTCCGATTATCTCCAGTTAAATCTACCCTATTGACAATTACATCCAGTTGTGGCATATTACATCCAGTAACGACAACACGCCGCACGGCGCGAAACTTACAGGATGCAATAGCGATGCTGAGCACGAACATCAAACGACTGATGCTGGATCGGGCCATGACGCCCGAGGCCCTGTCTGTCCAACTGTCCAGGGACCACGATATGCGCGTGGCAGCCGGGACCATTTCCGCGTGGATGCGCGGCACCCGTACGCCTTCGGTGTCCACGCTTATCTGCGTGGCCCGCACCCTGGACACCTCTCTGGACGCGCTGCTGGTCCGCGAAGTGCAGGCGGGGCAAATAACCACACCGGCCCGTGGCCGTAGTGATAGGCGCGCTAACCGTGGATAAGTGCGACGTGCGCCGCAAAGCCCGCTGGAGGCCGTCCAGCTATGAATTTTGCTCAGGAGAATGACGAATGCGATAGCCGCAAGACCACCACTGCACCGAAAGGACCGCCCGGCCCTCGCGACCACGGGGGCCGGGTATTAAAGACAACGAGGAAAGGAAAGAGCATGGAAATCAAGATCAGTTACAAGAACGGAAAGCGCTACTACTGCGGGGTGATCTGGGGTCCGGGTGGGAAACTTGCGGCCCTGCGTGCGGCTCGGGCGCGGATGGCCGGGTAAAACGAAAGCCGCCGGAAGGGGGGCAACCCTGCCAGCGGCCTGTCAAAAGAACTCAACAGAAGGATACACCAATGACTGAAAAAGTGCAACCGAGCTCCGGTCTACGGATCGCCTCGGTACAAATCGAGAATGTGAAGAGCGTGAAGGCTTTTCACCTGGAGCCCCAGGCGCTGGGGCTGACCATCGTAGGGGGCAAGAACGGGCAGGGCAAGACCTCCGTCCTCGACTCTATCGCGTGGGTATTGGGTGGCGCGAAGATGGCTCCATCGAAAGCGCAACGAAACGGCTCGATGAGCGACCCGGCAATCTCGCTCACCCTGAGCAACGGCATCCGCGTGGAGCGCAAGGGCAAAAACTCAAGCCTGACGGTCATCGACCCCGATGGCAAGCGCTCCGGCCAGAGCCTGCTTGACGCGTTTGTCTCGGAGTTCGCCCTGGACCTGCCGAAGTTCATGGACGCCTCGAACCGGGACAAGGCACAGATCCTTTTGCGCATCCTTGGGGTGGGTGACGAACTGGCGGCGCTGGAAACGAAAGAGGCCCAAGCCTACAACGAGCGGCACAGCATCGGGCAGATCGCGAACGCCAAGAAAAAGCACGCGGACGAACTGCCTGAATACCCCGACGTACCTGCCGAGCCCCTGAGCATCTCGGAACTTATCATGCGCCAGCAGGCCACCCTTGCCCGCAACGGTGAGAACCAGCGCAAGCGCGAGGCCATGGAGCATTACCGGCTCAAACTGGACGACGCCGCCAATCGGGTGGAGCGCATGAAGCAGGAGCTTGCCGCCGCCCAGGAGAACTGGTCTACGGTTTTGGCAGATTTCAACGACTCTTCCAAAAGTGCTCAAGATTTGGAAGACGAAAGCACGGCGGAACTGGAGCAGCAGATTGCCGAGTTCGAGAGCCTGAACGCGCAGATCGCCGCGAACCAGCAGAAGCACCAGGCCCGCGATGAGGCGGAACAGTACCAGGCGCAGTACGACGCGAAGGAAGCGGAGATCAACAGTCTGCGCGCTGACCGCATGGCCCTGCTGAGCAATGCCCAGTTGCCGCTGCCCGGGCTTTCCGTGGTGGAGGGCGACCTCGTTTACAACACCCAGAAGTGGGACTGCATGAGCAGTTCTGAGCAGCTTCGGGTAGCCGTGGCCATCGTGCGCAAGCTCAAGCCCGAATGCTCATTCGTCCTCATGGACAAACTGGAGCAGATGGACCTTGACACCCTGCGCGAGTTCGGCACGTGGCTGGAGGCTGAGGGCTTGCAGGTCATCGCCACCCGCGTGAGCACAGGCGACGAGTGCAGCATCATCATTGAGGACGGCCTTCCCGCTGGCAAGTCGTACTCGGACGTTATCACCGGAATCGAAGCGCGGCCCGCCATGACCGGCGCCGCGATGGAATGGTAGGAGGTACCACAACTATGCAGATCGTCAAAGGAAAACTGGAGAAGCCAGTAAAGGGCCTGATCTACGGGCCCCAGGGCGTCGGGAAGTCAAGCCTCGCGAAGGACATGCCGAAGCCTATCTTTATCGACGTGGAAGGCGGCACCACCCGGCTCGACGTGGATCGCACGCCGCGCCCTACTTCGTGGGCGCACATGCGGCAGATCGTTGGCGAACTTATCAAGGACCAGATGGGATATGAGACCCTCGTTTTTGATACGTCCGACTGGATGGAGCGGCTCGCTATTCGGCAGGTGCTTGCCGAGACGGGCTCCACGGAACTCGGAAAGGACGCATCGGGCAAAAAGGACTGGGGCAAGTCGTATCAACTTGTCGCGGAACTCTGGGCCCAATTTCTTACGCAACTGGAAACGGACTTTATCGACGCCCGCAAGATGCACATCATCTTCCTGGCGCACTCCAACACGAAGCGCTATGAGCTTCCCGAGGAAGATGGAGAGTTCGACAAGTACCAGTTGAAAATGAGCGACCGTGTTGGTGGCCTCGTGAAGGAGTGGTGCGAGCTTATGCTCTTCGTCAATTACCGCACCATCGTGGTAACGGAAGAGAACAAGAAAGCCAAGGCCCAGGGTGGCACGCGCCGGATCATGTACGCCGACAACCGGGCCAGTTTTGAGGCAAAGAACCGCTTCGGACTGCCGGGCGAGATGGACCTCGGCATTGGCCCGATCAAGCATTGTTTCGTCGGGCTCTCTGCGAAGGCTGCCCCGGCGCCCGCAGCCCCAAACGTACCTACGGCGGTGGCCGCCCCTGCCGCTGCCGCTACTGCTGCGCCGGTGGCCCCACCTGCACCCACGACTACCACGACTGAGACAGCCACGGTCCTTCAGCCTCAGCACGTGGCGCTTCAGCAGCTACTTGCGGGGGCTGGTGTGACGTATGAGCAGCTTAACGCGGTGCTCGCGGCCCGTGGCAAGTATCCCGAGAACACGCCCCTGGGGAACATCGATCCGGCCTTCATCGAGGGCTATATCAATCCCCACTGGCCGAAAGTTTTGGAAATGATCAACAGCGCGGCTGTGGCAGCGTAGAAAGACCTTTGAACGATGAGCAACGAAATGGGAACAGCAATCGGATGGGATGAAGAACGGATCGAAAACCCGAATGAGGGATCCGAGTTCATCACACTTCCTGACGGGAAATACAACTTCACCGTGGCCAAGTTCGAGCGCGGCCGCTTCGAGGGCTCGGCCAAAATGTGTGCCTGCCCCAAGGCCATCCTTACCCTGGGAATCGATGGGGCGGAACTCGGTACGGTGAGCCACAAGCACAACCTGTACCTGAACAAGAAGTGCGAGGGCCTGCTCTGCCAGTTCTTCGTGTCGGTCGGACTGCGCAAGCACGGCGATCCCCTCGTGCTTGCGTGGAATCAGTTGGTAGGCCAGTCCGGACTCTGCGAGATGGGCCAGCGGACGCACAACGATAAGACCTACAACGACGTGAAGAAGTTCCTCGACCCGCCAGAACCTACCGAAGCCCCGGAAGAAATTCCGTTCTGATGCCGCTGGTGTGGATCCAGTCTGTAACGGTGGAACAGCTTCCACCGGCACCCCTTCGGGTCAACCACTACACGACGGTGGTTGACCCGGGGAAGTGGCTGGCAAAACTCCAGTGGGAGTCCAAAATGGATACCGGGTATTGGCGAATCCGAACAGGCGTACTACAGCGCGAGATTGAACGAATCCGCGACCTCATAGAAGGAAAGAACTCATGGTGACATTTTCAGTTAGACCCTACCAGACGGAGGCACAGGCCTGTGTCTTCGTTGAGTGGAAGGCGGGCAGAAAGCGAACGCTTTTGGTGGTCCCGACAGGCGGGGGCAAGACGGTAATTTTTTCCCTAATCATTGAAGAACTCGTGCGTGCGGGCAAGCGCGTGCTGATCATGGCCCATCGCGGCGAATTGCTGGAACAGGCCGCCGACAAGCTGAGCAAGATTACCGGGCTCCAGTGCGCGGTGGAAAAGGCGGACCAGTCTTGCCTGGGCGAATTCTTCCGCGTGGTGGTGGGCTCGGTGCAAACCCTTATGCGTGAGAAACGGCTGGCCAAGTTCCCGCCGAACTACTTCGACGCGATCATCGTGGATGAGGCCCACCACTGTCTAAGTGACAGCTACCAGCGCGTACTGGCGCACTTCGAGAACGCCGACGTGCTTGGTGTGACGGCCACGCCGGACCGAGGCGACATGAAGAATTTGGGCCAGTACTTCGATTCGCTGGCCTACGAGTACAGCCTGCCACGCGCTATCCGTGACGGGTATCTGTGCCCGATCAAGGCGATGACCATCCCGCTCAAGATTGACCTGCGCGGCGTGGCCCAGCAGTCGGGCGACTTCGCGGCGGCTGGCCTGGGCTCGGCTCTGGATCCGTATCTGGAACAGATTGCCGACCAGATGACGATTCACTGCGCAGGCCGCAAGACGGTGGTATTCCTGCCCCTGATTGCAACGTCGCAGCGATTCTGTGACCTGCTCAAGGTGCGCGGGTTTCGGGCCGCCGAGGTCAACGGAGAGAGCCAGAACAGGGCCGCCATCCTCAAGGCGTTCGACGCATGGGACGACGGGGTGCTGTGCAACTCGATGCTACTCACCGAGGGATGGGACTGCCCGTCTGTGGACTGCGTGGTGCCCCTTCGCCCCACCAAGATCCGGTCACTGTTCTGCCAGATGATCGGGCGCGGTACCCGGCTCAGCCCCGGCAAAACGGAACTGCTGTTGCTCGACTTCCTGTGGAACACGGAACGCTTGGACCTGTGCCGTCCTGCCTGCCTGATTGCGGGCTCGGAAGACGTGGCCAAAGTGATGACCGAGAACATTAACGAGGCCGGTGCTGCCGTTGACCTGATCGAAGCCGAGGAAAAGGCCGAGGGCGACTGTGTGGCACAGCGCGAGGAAGCCCTCGCCAAAAAGCTGGCCGAGATGCGCAACCGAAAGCAGAAACTCGTTGACCCGCTCCAGTTTGAAATGAGCATCGCGGCGGAAGACCTGTCCGGCTACGTTCCTTCCTTCGGCTGGGAAATGGAACCGATATCGGACAAGCAGAAGACTGCACTCGAAAAGGCCGGACTCTTCCCGGATGAGGTTGAATGCTCTGGCAAAGCGGCCCTGTTGCTGGATCGGCTGAACAAGCGCCGCACCGAGGGCCTGACCACGGCGAAACAGATCCGCTTCCTGGAAGGCAAGGGCTTTCAGCACGTGGGCCAGTGGGAGTTTGACTCAGCGCGCCGCCTGATTGATCGCATTGCCGGTAATGGCTGGCGCGTCCCGAATGGCATCACCCCGGGTGAGTACAAGCCCGCACCGAGCCAGATGGAGATCGCGTCATGAGGCTTAAAACAATCTTGCACATTGACGAGCGGATCGCCCACGCGACCGTAACGCACGGGGAATTCGTTTCACCCCGGCACGCCATAAGCGCGGCACGCATTGAACTCATGGAAGCGGAACAGGCCATGCACTACATCGGCAACGACGCCTTTGTCGGTGAACTGCTTGACGCCGCTGTGGTGCTCATTCGGGCCGCTCAACAGTTTGGAGGAGGCGATGATGGAGCATGACGCGATGAAGTGCCAGCGGAAACGCGAGGCACGAGAAGCAAAGAACGCCAAGACGAAAGCGCTATACGGTGACGCGCAGAAGGCCCTGGACGAATTGCGCGCTGAGACGGAACGCGCCAGGGCAGCACGCTTCGGGACAAAACGATTCGCGTCCCTGGCAGCTACACCGGACATTCCCGCTGCAAACGCGGCCCGTGGCGACCAGCTTACCGGCGCGGCGGGGGCCTGCAACCACGGGGTCGGTATCGGACTGATTGGGGTGGGGATATGAGCAGTTACGCCGACTTCCTCGCGAGCAAATCGCGCGTCACGATGCAACGCGGGTTCGATCTGAACACGCACTATAACTTCCTCTGGGACTGGCAACGCGAACTGGTGACGTGGGCCTGCCAGATGGGCACCGCTGCACTTTTCGAGGATTGCGGGCTCGGCAAGACGCGCCAACAACTTGCATGGGCGGACGCCGTATGCAGCCACACGGGCGGCAGCGTGCTAATCGTTGCGCCGCTGGCCGTGGCAGAACAGACGCGCCGCGAGGCCGCTGTCTGCGGGCTGGACGTGAAAGTGTGCCGGACGCAGTTAGACTGCCAGCATGGACTGAATATCACGAACTACGAAATGCTGGAGCACTTCACGCCGGACAAGTTCTCTGGCATCGTTCTGGATGAGTCCAGCATCCTCAAAGGCTATGGTTCATCGACGCGGCAACTGCTGAACGACTTCGCGGAGTTCATCCCGTATCGGCTGTGCTGCACCGCGACGCCAGCGCCGAACGACCTGATCGAAATAATCAACCACGCTGAATTCCTCGGCATCCTGCGCGGTAAGGAAATCATCGCGCGATTCTTTATTCAGGACGGCAACACCACCCATAAGTGGCGGCTGAAAGGCCACGCTTACAAAGACTTCTACCGGTGGATGGCAACGTGGGCCCGAGCCGTTCGTAAGCCGTCCGACCTCGGCTATTCCGATGAAGGGTTTGACCTGCCGGAGCTGCGCATTCACAAGCATCTTGTGGACGGCCACGTATCGGACGGGTATCTGGTGCCGGTCATTGCATCATCGTTGCAGGAACGGCAGCAGGCGCGCCGTGAATCGCTCACGGACCGTGTATCGGTCATCGCGGAAATCGCGAACGCGACCAATGACTCGATGCTCGTATGGTGCGACTACAACGCGGAATCGGAAATGCTGCGCCGCACCATCAACGGCGCGGTGGAAGTGAAAGGATCCGACTCACCCGCACACAAGGCCAGCGCGATGATTGGTTTCAGTGATGGCACCCATCGTGTGCTTGTGACGAAGCCGTCCATCGCCGGATTCGGTATGAACTGGCAACACTGCAACATGATGGGATTCGCTGGGCTGTCTGACTCTTTCGAGCAGTTCTATCAGGCAATCCGACGCTGCTACCGATTCGGGCAGACGCGCCCTGTCAACGTCCACATCTCGCACGCAGAAACGGAAGACGCAGTAATCCAAAACATCATGCGCAAGCAGCGTGATACCGAAGGAATGATGGGCCAGCTCGTGGCTCATATGAACGCGGCGGCATCGGGCCGCGCGTTCACAGATTCGCACTACCACCGGAATGAAATCAGGGAGATACCAACATGGCTACAGAAGTAATTACCGACGACTACGCAATCTATCAGGGCGACTGCGTGGAGTGCATCAAGAATCTGCCGGACAACTCCATCGGGCTGTCCGTGTTCTCTCCGCCGTTCCCCGGCATGTACGCGTATACGGACAGCGAGAGGGACATGGGGAATTGCACGTCACTGGACGAAATGCTCGGGCACATGAAATTCATGCTGCCGGACCTGCACCGCGTCATTATGCCGGGCCGCTCGGTTTACATTCATCTCACGCAGGAGCCGATATTCCAGTGGCAGGAAGGGTATTCCGGCCTGCGCGATTTCCGTGGCGAAGTCATCCGCGCCATGCAGGAAGTCGGATTCATCCTGCGCAGTGAGCGGATGATCGATAAGGATCCGCAACTGAAAGCAGCACGGACGAAGGACGCCGGGCTCGCGATGAAGTCGGGCGCGAAGGACGCCGCGCGTTGGACTGGCACTATGTCGGATTACCTGTTGCAGTTCACCAAGCGCGGCGAGAACATCGTACCGATTCGCGCGCTCATTGACCACGATAATCCCGCAATGCGCAACTCGAACGGGTGGATCACGAAGCAGGAATGGATTTGGTGGGCATCGTGCGTGTGGTGGAACTCGAAGCGGCACACGCCGGACGGCGGAATCAGCGAGACGGACGTGCTGCGCAACTTCACCCAGGGTAAGGATGACAAGGACGAAAAGCACCTGTGCCCGCTCCAGTTGGGTGTCATTGAACGATGCGTGAAGATTTCCAGTGCTCCCGGCGACACGGTGCTGTCGCCGTTCCTCGGCATCGGAAGCGAGGGATACATGTCCGTGAAACTCGGACGGCGCTTCGTCGGCTTCGAGTTGAAACCCAGCTACTTCGAGGTGGCAGCGCGGAACCTTGCCGACGCCGTGCGAGCGCGTGACTGTGAAGACGCGCCGCTGCTCGGGCTTATGGCATGACCGATCTACACGAACTGCTATCCGCCATCGACCCAGCACAAACCGACTACACCGAGTGGGTGTCTGTCGGTATGGCCATCAAGCACGAGGGTGGCACCGTCACGGACTGGGAACAGTGGTCCAGTCGAGACGCCAAGCGATACCACCAGGGCGAGTGCGCGAAGAAGTGGGCCGGATTCATCGGCTCAGGCGCACCCGTAACGGCCGGAACGCTGGTTGAAATGGCCAAGCGCCACGGCTGGACGCCACAGCACTCGGGCGGAAAGAATGAAGCACTCGGCTGGGATGACGTGATAAGCCAGCCTTCCGAGTCCCTTCAATTCGTTGATGCCACGTGGTTGGAACCCGTTGAACTGGACGCGCCAACCGCAGCGGAATGGAGCCCGGCCAAGGAACTTAGCACGTACATCTCCACGCTCTTCGAGGCCCAAGAGTACGTAGGCTACGTTACCGAGTCGTGGATAAACGAGGACGGAAAGCACCTGCCGAAGAAGGGCAGCTTCACGCGGACCGCTGGAGAACTGCTTCAGGACCTGGCCAAGTACGGCGAGGATCTGAGCTACACCGTGGGCGCGTATACCAATGAGTGCGGCGCCTGGATCCGGTTCAACCCGCTCGACGGTAAAGGGGTACGTGATGACAACGTAACGTCCTTCCGGTATGCGCTGGTTGAGTCTGATACGCTGGCCATCGAGAAGCAGGCCGCCATCTACGCCGAGTTGGAATTGCCTATCGCGGCACTGGTCCATTCGGGTGGCAAGTCGCTTCATGCCATCGTCCGGATCAACGCGACATCCAAGGAAGAGTACCGGGAACGAGTCAATTTCCTGCACAAGGTCTGCCAAAAAAACGGCCTCGAAATCGACACGCAGAACAAGAACCCGTCCCGCCTGTCTCGGATGCCGGGTGTACTACGCAACGGTCGCAAGCAGTACTTGGTAGCAACCAACCAGGGCAAGGACTCGTGGGAAGCGTGGAAGGAGTTCGTGGAAGAAGCGAACGACTCGCTGCCGGACTTCGAGGCGCTTTCGGATGTCTTCAACGATCTGCCGAACCTGGCCGAGCCTCTGATTGATGGCGTTCTTCGGCAAGGCCACAAGGGGCTGCTGACTGGGCCGTCCAAGGCTGGCAAGTCGTACATGCTGCTGCAGCTTACCCTGGCCATTGCTGAGGGCCGTGAGTGGCTTGGCTGGCCGTGTGCCCAGGGTCGCGTGCTTTACGTCAACTTGGAACTGGACCGGGCATCGTGCTTGCACCGCATCCGCGACCTGTACGGCGCCCTCGGGTGGGCCCCGTCGAACATCGCCAACATTGACCTGTGGAACCTTCGTGGGAAAGCCGTCCCAATGGATACGCTCGCCCCGAAGCTGATCCGCAGGGCCCACAAGCGGGGATACAAGGCGATCATCATCGACCCGATCTACAAGGTCATCACGGGCGATGAGAACGCGGCTGACAAGATGGCGTTCTTCTGCAACCAATTTGACCGGGTATGCGCCGAGCTCGGGGCGGCCGTCATTTATTGCCACCACCACAGCAAGGGCGCCCAGGGGCAGAAGTCGGCCAGGGACCGCTCTTCCGGCTCAGGGGTGTTTGCCCGGGACCCTGACGCCATTCTCGACATCATCGAGCTCAATGTCACTGACACGATGCGCAAGGCGGTATCTGATCGCGAGATCGCGGACCGTGTGTGCGGCATCCTGGATAAGGCGCGGGACGGATGGCGGGATAATTTTTCGCAGGACGACGCGCTGATCGCAGACAAGGTGCTCGCCCATGCAAAGGAGCTTTTTGGCAACTCGGACATCGACCAGGAGCTTGCCCCGCTTCGCAAGGCCCTGGAGCAGATGACCGGCTGGCGGCTGGAGGGCACCTTGCGCGAGTTTGCCCCAATGCCGCCCCGGTGCTTCTGGTTCCGTCACCCGTTCCACACCATGGCCCAGGCTGAATTCCTGACCGATGCCAAGGCGGAAGGCGAGGAACCGGCATGGAAGGCCCAAGCCGATGCCGATAAGGAAGCACGAAAGGCCAGGCGTGAGCAGGACCTGAAACGTCTTTCCGAGGCGTTCATGGGCCCGCACTTCGAGCACGGCTACGCGGAATTAGCGAACCTGGCCAGCAGCCTGAACATGGACGAAAAGCGGGTGAAGGCCCTGCTTCCTGCCGCCAACCTGATCCAGTGCATTGACGGTCGGGTACGGCCAAAGGATGAAGGCGAGGCGTTCAACGAGGCCAACCCGCCCATCACCAAGGCACGCAGGACGCGGCTACAGGAGACGCGGGACGCCATCATTCAGGCCGCAAGTGCGGACCCTGAAGGGCTCGCCAGGTGGCAACAGGTAGCCGATATCCTGGGCTTGACCGAGGTCCCGACGAAGAAACGGATTGACGCACTGCCCGATTTCGAGCGCCGCAACGGGGCCATTTACCCCATGGGGGCGACCGTATGATCCAGTTTTTCATGGCGATGGAACCCCCAACCACGACGGCGCAGATGCACCAGGTGACCGTGCGTAACGGCAAACCCGTGTTCTTTGACCCGCCTGCGGTGAAGGAGATGAAGGCCAAACTACAGGCCGCGCTTCACCCTCACAGGCCCGCTGCCCCCTTCGAAGGCCCCCTTCGCCTGGTCTGCAAATGGATCTGGCCGGGCAAAACCGAGGCATACAAACCGACAAAACCGGACACAGACAATTTACAGAAGGCCCTCAAGGACGCCATGACGAAGGGCGGATTCTGGAAGGATGATGCTCAGGTCGCAAGCGAGATCTGCGAGAAAATGACAGGCCCGATCCCCGGTATTTTCGTCCGGATCGAGGTGCTCTCATGAGGGGGATCTGTGGATCTGTTTTTCGTCAAAAACGCCAAAATTTCACCCAAGGCAGATCCCAGATCCCTTGTATCGAATACGGATATAAACCGACACAAAGCAGCAACCAAGGGGATCTGTGGATCTGCGTTTTTCTCCCCCCCACACCCCCTATATACATTCGTACAAAGGGCAGATCCCAGATCCCCCCCTGTGAATGTGCTACGCGGGGATCTGTGGGCGGATGGTGTTGGGGTTCGTACCTCACCCCAACCACCACCTTCGGGTCCCGTCGCAAGCGCCACCCAAAGGCTCGGGTCCGTTCCACAAGATCCCGCTGCTACAGCACTGAGGCCAAAAACAAAAACGAAGAAGGAAAGACGAAATGAAGCTTTTGATAAAACCCGAATTCCAGGCGGCTATGTTCCCCTTGTCCCCCGAGGAAAAAAGGCAGCTTGAAGAGAACATCGTGGCGTTCGGCTGCCTGGACCCGATTAAGGAATGGGTTGGGTGCATCGTTGACGGTCACAACCGGTTCGAGATTTGCACCCGCCTCGGTATCGAGTTTAAGACCGTCCCGCTCCACAACGAACTGAACACCGTGGAGGAAGTGCTGGACTGGATCGATAAGAACCAGTTGGGGCGCCGGAACCTGACGCCGGACCAGATGCGCATGGTTCGCGGGCGTCGGTACAACCGGGAGAAGAAGGCAGTCGGCCAGCACACTGGAAATCAGCACGTGGAACGGGATCAAAATGATCCCATTCCAGAGCGCACCGCCGAGCGTCACGCCAAAGAAGCGGGCGTCTCCCCTGCCACCATCAAGCGCGATGCCGCCGCCGTGGCCGCCATCGAGCCGCACCCCGAACTAACCCAGGCTGTGCAGTCTGGTGCGCTACCTCTTTCTGTGGCCGTGCAGGCCGCTGAACTGCCCCCAGAGGCCATTGGTGAGGTATTGGCCAGTGAAGACCCCACGAAGGCCGTAAAGGTTCACGTGGCCAACAACAGCGGCAATATGGAGTGGTACACGCCGCACAAGTACATCGAGGCCGCCCGGCTTGCCATGGGCAGCATTGACACCGACCCGGCTTCCTGTGAGTTCGCCAACCAGACGGTAAGGGCAACCACCTACTACACGGCCGAAACCAATGGGCTGGACAAAGTGTGGACCGGAAATGTCTGGCTGAACCCACCCTACTGCCAACCGCTTATTTCTGAGTTTGCCGAGTCAGTGACCTTCCGCTTTTCGGAAGGCGAGATAGAGCAGGCCATCGTGCTGGTGAACAATGCCACCGAGACCGCTTTCTTCCAGCGGATGCTGGAAGAGGCCAGTGCAATTTGCTTCCCCCGCACTCGCATCCGCTACATCAATCAGGATGGGGCCCTGGCGCTTACCCCGCTTCAAGGGCAGGCTTTCATCTACTTCGGCGAAGAGTGGATGCGCTTCAAGGAAAATTTCAGCCAATTCGGCAAAGTCGTATTTTGTTGAGCTACCCAAACCCCTGGAGAAACTGAGCATGAGTGCAGCAGAGCAAACGAGGCTGGCCTACCTCGGATCGAACCAGGCCGAATGCGTTCCCTGGGACGAACTCAAGCCGGAAATGCGTGAGCGGTGGGAGTTGGTCGTCCGCACGGTGAAGCAGGACGCGCACTACGACGATGCGGCAACCGCTGAGTACGTGCAGGAGTTGCGCGCCCAACTGGACGCCGTGATGGCGGAGCGGGATGCCGCCAGATGCGCAGAGAAGTGCCGCACTAAACAGCGGGACAAAGCTGAATCCGAACTCGCCGCCCTGCATCCCGGCGAGACAGTGGAGGGTGTTTTGATGGAACGCGACAGCCTGCTTATCCAGCTTGACTACGCGCAGCAGGAGCTCGCAGCGCTGCGCCAGCCGGTGGACGCCACCCCGACCGACGCGCAGCAAGACCGGGAATCGCTTGTGAGAGCACTCATCGAGGCCAAGCGCCAGCGTGACGAACTGGCGAGTAAACTCATCTCAAAAAACCCGAACAAGCCTGTCTATGGAGGCTGGCACTTCGAGAACGGATATAAGATCGTACCGAACGTCGAACTATCCAGTAATCCCGGAGAGTTGCCCACCCCGACCGACGCGCAGGTAGAGGCGCTGGCGAGGGTGCTGTGTGATGCTTGCGCTGAGGGATTTGAGGAATCGCACACTACCTATCTGCGCCGCCTTTCCCGCGCCGCCTACGCCCACATCGGCCGCGTGCCGGTGGGCTTCGAGTTGGATGTGACGGCGGATGAAGCAGAAGCTGCTTACTACAATCCAACCGTACCGGTGAGCACGCGCTATTCTCAGTTCCTCATCGACCTTTGCCGCTCCCGCATCAAGCCGGTCTACGAGTGCAAGGAGTGCGCGAAGATGCAGACAGAGATGAAGGCGAGGCTGGATAACTTGGCGGCTGCTACCTACGCCATTCGCGCCGCGCTGGAGGGCGAGTGATGAGCCGGAATCCGCATGGCACGCGCTAACCGGTGAACACGGCCCAGAACAGAAGGAGGAAAGAATGGAACCGGACAAATGCAACAAGTGTTCTGCTTTGCTTGCTAAATACGAGGGGAAACTATGCTCCGCGTGCCGTAACAGGCAGGAAGAGCAAGCCGTCGAACTCCGCGCCGTCTACGAGCGTGCCTACTTCGCTGTATTGCCGATACTATCCAAGAAATTGACTTCCGATGTGGCGGTACAGGCATCCGCTGTAATCTCCCTCGAAACAGTCCGCCAGTGGCCCGCCATGATGGCCGAACTCGAACAGGAGATCGCAAAATGATCACCACAGCAGTTGGTATGTCTTGCGCCGTCTCAATCAAGGGCGACACCACATTGACTGTGGATGAAGCGCGAGCGCTGGCTAATGAGTTGTATGTACAGGCAGAGCACGCACTGACGGGCGATTGCAACATTAACCTAGTCTACTACAAGGCAGATAAGAAATGAGATGCTGCAAGGAATGCGCAGATGACAGTGAATGTGTATGGCGCACAGCGCCGAAGGGAGATCGCAAAATGAGCCGACGCGAGGAAGTGAAGAACAAGTTAATCAGTTGTCGGAATGTGATAGATCGCGGCACCCTAGCCCGCACGCTGGCCGACGAGGTGGACGCCGAACGGGCCATCGTCACGAAGCTGCTGGAGATGCTGGAACCGGGAGTTGAGCCGAACGATTTTCAGTTTTGTTTCAATCTCAATCCAGATGGAGACTTTAAGGCCGCACATGATGCATGGAAAGGCAAAGCCGAACTCCACGCCCGCGCGTGCGAGATCGCAGGGAGGGAAGAGTGATGGATCGGTGGACAACAGAAGAGACAGAAGACGGATTTCGACTGAACTACTCCGAAGACTTTTCCGTTTATGCTTACGCAGATGCCGCAGCGCTGGAAGAAATCAAAGACGCCCATAACGCCGAACGCGACCGCCTCGCCGCCGAGAACGCGGAGCTGCGGAAGTGGAAAGCTGATCTTGAAGCCAAAATAGCTGCTGCCAGCAAAATCGGCATGGAGTTTGGCGAGATGGAGTTCGACGCTTGGTTTCCGGGATCGCGGCCCAAGACTCGCAAAGAACTTACTGCCGAACTCGCCGCCGCCAACACCACGCTGGAGGAGGAACGCGCCGCATACGCCGTCCTGCTGGAGTCGCACGAGATCATCCTTGACGCGCTGACGGAATCAGACGCCACGCTAGACGCGCTGCGGGAGGCGGTGCCGGTAGTCTTTGGGCTGGAATACGGAGAAGCGGGGATGGCTTTCGGGAAGCTTTGCCAGATCCAAGACATCCTGTACCCTCAACCCGCCGCGCTGGCAAAGGAGAAGACGAATGGAAACTGAATTCACACTGCCCTGCGATATGTCGGAAGACGTTACGAACTTCTGGTATGACGACGGCTACCTGTTCTCGCGAATCAACGAGGGTGCTGGCAACCGACACTACCTGGAAGATGTTGTCGCCTTCCAAGAATGGCTGGGCGAAATCATCAAGCGGGCCGCCGTTGAATCGTTCGCTGAAATCATTACCAAAGAGGAGAAGACGAATGGTTAACCGATACGCAAACGGGCCGGAAGAACTGGACGAAAATGGGCAGGGGCCTTACGTCCTCGCCACCGACTACGAGAAACTGGAGGCGGAGAACGCCACCGCCACGCATCAAATAGAATCGCTGGCAAACCAGTGTCAGTTTCAGGCCGAGCGGCTTGTCGCGCTGGATGCGGAGAACGCGGAGTTGCGGAAGCAGTGTGCCGCGTTCCATGCGGAGGCGAACGATCACTACCGAGCTTCTCTTGCCGCCAACGCCACGCTTGACAGGCTCCGGGAGGTGGTGCCGTATACATTTACGACAGAGAACAGCCACATCTGGCGCAAGAGCCTTTACAAGGTGAAATCCATCCTCTACCCGACACCGGAGACACCCAATGATTGAACGCTTACACTTTGGCCTCAGCCTACACCCGCAGGGCAACTTCACCCAGCACAAGGACTTCGCCGCCGAGGAATGGCGCACCGACACGCCGGAGCGGCCCGACTCGATAACCGCACGCCGCTGGAAGATGACGCTGGACTACGGCGGCACGAACCAGCAGTACGGCTACTACTGGGACGGACTGTTCCGGTACACCAACGGGACGCAATGCCGCGCGCCTAACCGATGGGCGTACCTGCGCTTGCAGCCGGACCTGTGGAACGGCTCACAGTTCACGCTGCCGGACGGCTCGGTGCCGCAGCCGCAAGCCGCGACGGTGGACCAGAAGCAGGGCGTACACATGGATGATGTGGCAGGTCAACAATTGATGGACATACTCAAACGGTCGTTCACATGGGAGCGGATCATGACGTTCGGAGACCTTAGCCCATACGACGAGCCGGACACAGGCGCGCCGGAGGGGCCGTTATGAGCAGACAGCACATGGTAACGATGTATTACATCGGTGACGAGAAGTGCCCTTGCGAGCCTCGCGCTGAGGAGTTCGATATCAGCAGCCGCGATGCTCTCGGAATGCGCAACCTCAATTCTTGGTTCGCAAATAAAGAGGAGGCAGAAAAAGCCTACGCCAAACTACTCAGGAAGTATCTTGAGGCAACTACGAAAAGCATTATGGAGGGCAAGGATTACATCAAGCGGCTTGAGTCTGATATTGCCAATATACTCCCGAAACTCCATGCATACGAAGCGCTGATATCTCAGCGCGACACAACCGCGCCGGAAGACGGGGCAGGAGCGCCGAGATGAACAACAGCAAATTCTACAGAAACCTATTTATCACGCTTGGCGTGGTTGTGTTCGTCACAGAGATGATATGCGCCTCTCAGATCATTCAGCTATGGCACAACGAAGGATTCAATGAGGCGCTGGACTTCGCTCAGCTTTGCGGTACGCTACATGTATTTGCTGCCGGACTGGGCTGCTTTTTCACGTGGCTTGGTCGCGTAGCATGACCACCCTCACCCGCCTCTGGCACCAGTTCTGGCGCGACCTGCTCCACCAGCACCGACACCACAGCAGCGGCCCGCGCCTCAGCCGCGCCGCCGTCCGCAACTCGAAAAGGGGAAGATGACGCATGCCAATGAGGCCGGTGAGACATCGCCCGCAGAAGCACAGCACGGGCGCATATCGACCACCATCAAAGCCACGCGGCTCTGCTGCTGCGAGGGGCTATGACGCGACGTGGCGCAAGGTGCGGCTTGCTCACCTGATGGCGAACCCGGTGTGTGTCGCTCCCGGTTGTGGGCGTGCGGCCAGTGACGTGGATCATATCGTACCTCACCAGGACGGTGGTGCAAGACTCGACCGCAACAACCTGCAATCGTTCTGCCACTCGTGCCACTCACGCAAGACACCGAAGGATGTAAGGCGAAGGAAGAAGGGAATAGATCAATGAGCATTGAATCAACAATCAAGGTTACATGCGATCAGTGTGGCAGGCAAAGCGAAATTGCAATGCGCGGGGTATTTATTGATCCGATTCAATTCATCGAGTGCGAGGGATTCAGTGAAACCGAGTTTGGATTGACATGCAACTCGTACAAGTGCCGGGCTTGCGTGCTCTGGAAGGCTATCAAGCACGCGATATGGCGAAGGTAGAAGGTGATTCCATGAACAAGCCTGATGAGGTGAAGCTATTGGCCGCGCCGTATATCGCCCGTATCTTCGATTTGCCCGATGACATACTCGGAGCGGACCCATTACGCGCCATGGCGCGCGGCCTCGATGTACTTGTGCGGCGTGTACCACTCCATATTGCCGCTGTTGTTGGCCACGTGAACCTTTACGGCCTTCGTGGGGTTCTTACTTGCCAAAAACTCCCCCATTGCCCCCGGGTGCTGTGCAGCGACCTACGATGCCCCCGAA